ATGTGCGGTTTATCCCGCCGATTCCTGTCGCGAAGAAGAGTCTCCTACTTCTTTCGAATCGAGGGCATTTTGTTCTTGTTGTTCTATTTTTCCGTAATTCTTAGATTTTGCCAAGTTGGCTTGGTTAACAGCGTCCATTGCTTCTTGAGCTATCTCCCATCGATCAGTTCTAATATTGTAAGCCGGAAGAACTCCGTCTTCTCTATTGGTATAGATGATTGGAGCGCCGTCTGTGATAGGTTCATTATTTTCAGTGATTCGTCGTACTTTATTTTCAATGCTTTCTCCATCTTGGAATTCATAGTTTGTTTTTGGAGGTCTTGAATATAATTTTGGTTTAATCATAATTATAAGTTTTAAATGTTAGGAATAACTTTTGCTGACATTACTCGTCTTGGTTTGGTATTAAATGCTATTTGTATCCAAAAATTTTGAGCTGTTATGTCCGTGTCGGCGAAGATATTGTTGTATAGATGAGGAAATACATAGGTGGTATAGGTATCTATATCTCCGAATATACGATTCAAACACATCCAACCCTCATTTTCGACGAGTGCGAAGTTTCCATATGTTTTATTAACATTTGTCATGTATTCTATCCATGCGGGTTGTTTCCCGATTGATTTACTTGACATTTCATTTGGTGTATTTGCATTTATGTTTCGGTATAATCTGTCTTGAAAGCCTATCCCATCAAGTTGTGGTTTATGCAGGTCGTCTAGTGTTAATAAATAATTATCCCATTCGTTACCTTGAAAATAATCAACTCTTGGAGTGATAGAGGTGATACAAAATATGTATCCGGGTTCGTCTGCTTTAAACACAATATTTCCTCCCTTATGATTGGTTGCAATACCTCTACCGGCCAATGTTCCTAGTGGTTGATTTTCAGTCCCGCTGTTGTTCACAACTTCTTGGAATTCTATTTCAAGTGAACTACCGCCAAGATATACTGGTGTTTCGACGTGATTTAACCCTCCACTTGTGTATACGGTTTGGATCCATGCGTTGTAACTGCCGTCGCTCACAGCAATCCTGTTGAGCATGGTGTATACCTTTTTTGCGAGGTTAAGAGTGTCCAGAGTGAAACTACCCTCACTTGTGTCAATTGCTGTAATTGCGTTGATTCCTGATTCTCCATCTATCCATTCAGTGTTTATCCAGTTTGTATTGATATCGCTTTGATATGTTTTAAGTGCAAGACCTACTAATGGTTGTGAACAACTTGGAGCTATACCATTTTTTGTTTGTATAGGTTTAAAAATATCAACTATGAATGGATCTTGTGATATATATTGATCCCTTCCTGCTGTGAGTATATTTTCTCTCATATCGTCGATCGTATCCAACCTATAGCTATTATATCTCGCTTCTACGCTTGTAGCGAGAGAAGGCTTGTTTATATAAAAATATGTTTTAAATGTTTGCTCGGTTGGCAAGTACATAACTTCGTTGATTTTATAATACTCTACTCCCTCGGTGGGATTCACCATAGATTTTGTAATGTCTGTTAAAATTTTTCTTTCTATGAGGTTGTTTATAGTTCCATATATTTGAATTGTTTTTCGCCCTCCTACTGTTCCGCCAGTTTCAAGTAACCAACCTGTTTCCATGTCTATACTTACTTCTATTTGTCCTGAATCTTTATCTTGGGTGTATGGTTTTATAACCAATGCCCAAGCTTGGTAGTCTGTGTTTTTTTTAGGATAATCACCCGTAGCGCCTGCATGGTTTGGTACACCCACAGCGGTAATAGCCCATGTTTTTTGTGAGTCACGGCTATTTGCCAGAGTTAAGGACATTTGTCCTTCGATAAGAGAGGTTGCCCCTAGTTTGTATAAATAGTAGGTATTTCCAGATATTACATAAAAATTTTCTTCTTGCTTGTTTGCATAATAATTCTTAAAGATGTCGTAATACATCATTATTTTAATGCAGTTAAAAGTTTTCATCTTTGTACCATAAGGTTGTAAGGTTGAGAGAGCTCTTACTCCTGTATATGCAACTAGTGAGCTGGGATTAACCTCATTGTTTAGGGTCCCATTACTTCCTTCCATTTTGGTTTTATCGGTGTATTGGCCATAAGATATTGGAAATATAGGAAATTTTACCTGTTTCATATTTAACCCTATATTTAATGCGTTGTTATGCAACATTGCATTGTAGAGTCTTATAGGACAGAAGAAAAAATCGTTTTGCTGCTTAAAGCTTCCAAACAATGGACCTATTGTTGGGTGTGTTAGAGTATGACATCTTGTTCCAATAGGGAAGGTATCTCCTGGTAATACTAAATGGTATAATGTAGGAATTAGAGTTCCTACGGCTGCCGATGTTCGGCAAACATGGCTAAGATCATGTGTGCTTCGGTTGTAATTATTCAACCGTGTTGTCATTTTTTTACCACCTCCGAGGGTGTTTTTTCCGATACTTACTTTCATTGTTCTTGATTTTTATAAAGGTTATTTAATTTTTGGCACATCGCTCCGATAATAGATAGATCTAGATTGGTAAGACTAAAATTTTCTTTAAGGTATTGCTCTGCCTCTTCTTGGCTATCAAACACGAGTGGTGATACTACATATTCTCCCACTGCAAAGGTGAATTTGTCGTCTTCATTCTCTTTAATAGCTCTTACTTTGACAACGTCTTGCCTTGTTGCCCATTCTAATGATTCTTGAAAATCCATGATTAAATGTTTTTAGTTGCTTCAATTTTTGTTAGTATGATTTTGCTTTTGCGTAATTCGTTTTCAAGTCGTTCCGCCTCTTTGAACAAGCAGCAATTCATGACGACTCTAAATCCTTTTACAACGCATCCTGTGTCCCATTCAAAGCCCTCCCACATAAGAGCGTAACTTCCTTCACTGAATGATTCGAAAGGTATTTTAGCCGACTTGATCCACTCTTTTTTACGGAATTTCCCGTACTTCGTTATTGATGGTATCATTGTGATGTGTAATTGAATCATTTAGACATTTGTTGTTTACATTTACGGTATTTCCTGATACTCGCCAAGTACTACCACAGCTTCCCATAAGGTAAGATAGTCCTAGCAATACGGCTGCGCCTATAATACTTGCTGCCGTTTTCCAATTCTCTTTTAGGAATTGTTTGATTTCTTCTCTCATGTTAGTAAAGTTTTTTAATTTGAATGATATAGTGTTGGTTTATCTTTTCGATTATATTTTTCAAATGTAGGGCTTCTTTTTTGGAAAAGCAAATGATGTACTTAGAATATAGAATACCTCGTTCGTCGTATTTTGCATATAGTAGTTCATGTCGGTGCCCGTTTGGTTTTCTTTCTTTTAGATAGAGAATTTCGCATTCCTCCGAGATTGGAAGGTTTCTCCACCACGTAATAGCCTCATCTTCATTATTGAAGTATTTCACTATGACCATTTTCTTTTCAATGTGTTTAATTACCATAAGTGTGTTCATGACCTTGCGTTTTTTTTGTTACAGTGCAAAGATAATACATAAAATCCCCTTTTGCCAAATAAATATCCCATTTTAACGTATGTAATTAACGTCTTTAACACCCGCTGATACTATTGCGCGCCAGCCTGCAAGGCTGACAGCGAACAGGCTCCGCCGTCGAGAGCGTACCTCCGGAGCGAAGCGACCAAGGAAACGAAGTTTCCGCCTTAAACATTAAAAAATACCGTCTGGTTATTGTCTGGTACTATTTCATGCTTGCCACATTCCGCTTAAAGCGTCATAAAGCTCCGAGGTCGTGCACCCATTAATGCGATTATATAGATACTGGTTCCGTTTGAAATTTTCTTCTACAAGTCTATCCCATTCTTGTCTTGTTTCTTGCATAGGAAAATCGGCCTGTGACGGTAACTCTGTTAGATTTTCCGTGCCGAATTTTTCGGCTCGTTTTCGAGCTCTCGCGATAGCTCGTCGTTGTTTTTCCTCTTTCCTGCGTTCTTTCATAGCGTTCCAAGCGATAGGGTCATCTCCCATTACTTCGCGTCCATATTTTTGCCAATACCTTCTAAGGTTATCTATACTTTTCCAGTCATTGGCTTCCACTTTTTCGCCATAGATCCACAATAATCCTCTATCAAGGTTATTAATCCACATTACCTCCTTTTCTTCCTCTGAAAATATTTTATCTTTATAGTATTTTGGCATAGCCATTTTTACACCATTCCGAAAGGTATAGGTAGCTACGTTTATATTTTTGTAGTTTTGTTTTTGCCATAGATAGTCAAGTCTATCCATATATCCGGCTCCTATTCCAGGACTGGCTAGTACGATTTGTTTAAATTCTGGGTGTTTTACATCAACTTTTAGCATATATTTTGTCATGTAGTTAATGCTCCTGCTATTACAATACCCCCCGATAAATACAAACCCGTATTTCCAGTGTTTTCTTATAAGTTCGGCTGACTTTTGCCCGTAGAAGATACCGTGCAAATGTATTCTGTCTTTTTTCTCGCCCAGTTCTGTAACGCACCAATGTCTTATACTTTTTCCGGTATCTTTTCTCGCCCTTTCCAGAAATAATCTTAATGCTTTTGTTGCTATTTCGTTCGGGTTTTCTTCCCATTTTAAGCCGGTCTTTCCTTCGATTTCTTTTATACCTTCCGGGCTTATTGTCAATGTAGTAAAATACCCAAAATTCGAACGTAGTTCTTCTTCTAGTCTTACTCTCCATTCTCTTTGTTTTTCCTTTCGACATTCAATACAACACCCACATTTTGCAGGTATGTAAAAGAGTCTCCTATCCAGACAGATAGGAGGTCTCCCTTTGTTTTTCTTATTAGGTAAATACTTTGGATTTTTGAAGTATTGAGGATATAGGCACATATTAATAAGATTCTGTATATGTTTCTGTTGTTGTGGTTTTACCTTGTCTAGTTGATTTGGTTTTTACACTGCTCTTTTTTCTACGTGCTTTATACAGCATGTCTACGATCTTCTCTCCGAATTCCAATCCTATCCCAATTCTTTCGTTAAAGGTTTGTTCTTCCCACCTTTCAACCATGCCTTCGACTTGTTTGCGGTATGTCTCTTTATCCCAATTATGTTTGTCGGCAAGAGCATTTAATTCGTTGATAGCTGCTTCAAGATGTTTGATTTGTTTTTCATTTACATCTTTTTCGCTTGCATATTTTGCAGCTAAAGCAATTGCAACTGCGTTGTTATAATCTGCTGCGTCGACTCTATCATTATAAGTGTCTATTAAATATTCGTTTTGGATTTTTTCATTTTCTTTAATCCAATATTCCGAGTGAGCTTTTTCGCTATAATATGTTGCTATGGCAAAAGCTTCGTTTATTTGAGCATTCGTCAAACCTTCTTGCATTTCTCTAAGGTCCTTTAATGCTTCGGTAGCTCCTTTTTCCGCTTTTGTCAGATCGGTTAGAGCGTCTTTGTAGTTGCCTTCTTTCAAATTAAGGTCTATTCGTGAACCGGTTTCTTCAATTCGTTTTAAGGCTTCTTGTGTATCTACACCCGAGATTTTTTCTGCTTCGGCTCCTGCTTTTTCGGCTTGTGCTTCGGCTAACGCTATTTGGGCGTCGTTCATTCTTCTTTGTTGTTCGAGTTGCTGTACTTGTAATGCCATTCCTACTGGATTACCTTGTGGTTGTTCTGGTGATGATTGATGAGCTCCACCACTTGCACCCATACCGCCGGCTCCGCCTTGCCCATACATCAATCCGACGTTTAATCCTGCATTTTTCAAATGACTTACTTGATTTTCTGTATTGGTATAATCCCAATAATCCTTGGCATATTGTTGAGATTGAGCCGCTGCTTGTTGTTGATATTGATTTTGCAAGGCCATAAGTCTTTTGTTGTAAGCTTCCTGTTCCCGCATAGCTTTTCGTGGAGACCAGCTCAATCCGAATGCTCGACTTAACATATTTCCAAGGAATCCTATTCCTGTGCCTGCTACTGTGGAACCTAATCCTGCTATAAATGATGATCCAAATCCCATATTGTTCTATTTGTTTTGTTTTTTCGCCCTTGTAACTTTACAAGGGTTATACATATTACTAGATAATATATGCTACATGCGTACCATTTTGTGAAAAATGGAGGGAGTAGAGATCAACTCTCTAACTCCCAGCCTTTTAGATGTGTGGTTTATCCCACCGAATCCTGTTGCGAAGGAGTGTCTCCAATTTCCTTCGATTCGAGGGCATTTTGTTCCTTTTGTTCTATTTTTCCGTAATTCTTAGACTTTGCTAAGTTGGCTTGGTTAACAGCGTCCATTGCTTGTTGAGCTACTTCCCATCGGTCAGTTCTAATATTATAAGCTGGCAACACTCCATCATCTCTATTTGTATAAATAATTGGTGCTCCATCTGTGATAGGTTCGTTATTTTCGGTAATTCTGCGAACTTTATTTTCGATGCTTTCGCCCTCTTGATATTCGTAATTTGTTTTTGGAGGTTTTGGAAAAAACTTTGGTTTGATCATAGCTGTGAATTTTAAATGTTGGGAATAATTTTTGCTGACATGACGCGTCGTGGTTTTGTACTAAATCCAATTTGAACCCAAAAATTTTGAGCTGTTATTGATGTTTCTGCGAATACATTGTTGTATAAATGTGGAAATATGTAGGTAGTATATGTGTCAATATCTCCGAATATGCGGTTGAGGCACATCCAACCTTCGTTTTCGATAAGTGCGAAATTTCCGTATGTTTTATTGACATTTGTCATGTATTCAATCCATGCAGGCTGTTTTCCTATACTTAATTCTCTTTCTTGCAAAGGACATGATCCGTTTACGTGTTTGTAGAGCCTGTCTTGAAATCCTATACCATCTAATTGAGGTTTGTGCAAGTCGTCCACGGTTTCGAGTTCCATATCCCATTCATTTCCTTGGAAATAGTCTACTCTTGGAGTGATAGAACTAATACAAAGTATATACCCGGGTTCGTCGGCTTTGAAAACAATATTTCCCCCTTTATGGTTACTTGTAATACCCCTTCCTGCTAATGTACCTAACGGTTGGTCTTCCGTTCCGCTGTTATTGATGACTTCTTGGAACTCTATTTCAAGAGAGCTTCCTCCCAAGTAGACGGGAGTTTCAATATGGTTGAGTCCCCCACTTGTATAAACGGTTTGAATCCATGCGTTATATGATCCGTCGGATACGGCAATTCTGTTGAGCATAGTGTATACCTTTCTTGCAAGGTTAAGAGTGTCCAGAGTGAAACTACCTCCACTTGTGTCAATTGCTGTAATTGCGTTGATTCCTGAATCTCCATCTATCCATTCAGTGTTTACCCAGTTTGTATTGATATCGCTTTGATAGGTTTTAAGGAGTAATCCAACCATTGGATAAATGCTATTTGGAACTTGGACGCTAGGATCATCCGTAAAGTCTTTTTGAGATTTGAAAATATCTTGAATGAAAGTATTATTGGCATATGCGTCGTATTGTTTTTTCCCACTTTCTAATATGGTTTCTCGCATTTGATCGATTAGCTCTAATTCGTATTTATTATATTGAGCCCCGACACTACCCATATTTATAACGTTTTGTATTTTAACGCTTGTTCTTATTTCATTTTGATTTTCCCAAGGTTTAAAGATGAAATACCTGTTATCATTAATAGTAGGGAGTCCTGTTATTTCTTCTAATATTCCTTCTCCTATTAATTGTCCAATGCTTTTTGAGTCTAAACTGATGGTACTTAGGGTACCTTCTACTGGTAGAATAGTAATTTCCCCTGTTAGATATACGTTGTTTAGGTCAATTATGTCATTATCTCTTATAACAAACCCAGGTACGTTATTTTGAGGTATTTGAGTTGGTGTGTCGCCAGTAGGATTTTTAATTATAAAATTTGATGAAGACCATGAGTTTCCGATTTTTTCAAATGAAGTAAAGTAGAAACTGTTGAAAGTGGTTGTGTTATTAGATGGTCTTATGTTTACGGCTCCTGCTATTGCATAAAAGTAAGGTTCTTGTTTATTTGCATAGTAGTTTTTGAAAATATCGTAGTATGCTAAAAATGGAACTGCATTATTTATGACACAGGAACTTCCTTCATTTTCTTTTTTTTGTAAAGATTTTACACCTAGGTATGCAGGCAAGCTACTCGGATTAACTTCTTTTTTTAAACTACCATTACTTCCTTTTAAAGATTGTCTTGTATCCCACGAGCCTTTTGGTATTTCTATTTGTGGAAGTTTGACTTTTTTCATATCTAATCCTATATTTAATGCGTTGTTGTGCAACATGGCATTGTAGAGTCTTATAGGACAAAAGAAGAAGTCGTTTTGTTGTTTAAAACTTCCGAATAATGGCCCGATAGTTGGGTGAGTTAATGTGTGACACCTTGTTTGTATCGGAAAGGTGTCCCCTGGAAGAACAAGATGTTTTAATGTTGGAACTAGGGTCCCTACTGCCATAGATGTTCTGCAAACATGGCTAAGGTCGTGTGTACTACGGTTGTAATTATTTAACCGTGTTGTCATTTTTTTACCACCACCGAGGGTGTTTTTTCCGATACTTACTTTCATTGTTGTTGATTTTTATAAAGGTTGTTTAATTTTTGGCACATTGCTCCGATAATAGATAGATCTAGATTGGTAAGGCTGAAGTTTTCTTTAAGGTATTGCTCTGCCTCTTCTTGGTTATCAAACACGAGTGGTGACACTACATATTCTCCTACTGCAAAGGTGAACTTGTCGTCTTCATTCTCTTTAATAGCTCTTACTTTGACAACGTCTTGCCTTGTTG